CCATGACCTCGCCACGGACGGTGTTCAGTTCGTTCTGCAACTGATACACCATCGGGTCGATGGAGGGTTGGGCGGTCTGCTGACCACCCTGCATGACTTGGTTAAGGTTGATGCCGTATGACGCAGCCAATTGCGTCAGGTACTGCATCTTCTGCGCCGGGGGGCTATTACGCAGCGTGTAATCGGCCTGCGCGAGAGCGGCAACCGCCTGCTCCGGCTTCAAGCCCAGCCCTTGAATGGTCGGCAGGTACGGCTCCAGCGCCTGATTCATCGCATCGGCAAACTGCGCCTTGGAGAGCAACGGCTCTACGCCGCGCTTCATCTGCTCTTCGCGTTGCCAAGCGTATTCTTGAATCTTGGGGTCAGCCTTTGCCCAATGCTCGTGATATTCCTTCTTCCACGAGGCAGGCGGCTTGCGCCACAGGGGTTCTTCGGCGGCTTCTGCGGGTTGCTCTTGAACCTCCGCAAAGCGTCTTTGTTCATCCCGCCCCTGTGAAGGGGTTTCCTCGCTCTGCTCAAACTGCTGTTCGAGCAACTCCTTGCGGTCGAGCGTCTCTGCCTGTGGGGCCTGTTCCATTACCGTCTCCTGTGGGGGTCGTGGGTAAATCGGATTTCATCGCGCAACCGCGACAACAACTTGTTGGCATCCGAGTGGGTCATGCTGGACAACTGGTGACGCAGCACATCCACTCGATTGTTCTTGGGTTTTTGCTTGCTGACGAACTTTGTCGGGTCTTCGTTGCCAACCTCGACGCAGCCGTGAGCCTTGAGGTGCAGACGATGCTGCGAACGGGAGGTAATCATGCGCCCGTCAATCATCGACTTGTACGGCGCGATGTCCGGCATGATGTAGTGATGCCGACCGCTTGCGTCACGCTTGCGCTCGACAAATTCACCATCAACCATTACATAAGTTCGTTTCATAGCAGCAACAATACTTCTTCGTCGTCCATTTCCTGATGCTCTCGCATCAATCGCTCAACCCTATCAATGTCAGTTAACAGGGAGTCCCAGTTAATTGTTGGTTGTGCAATGTTAACAGTTATATGCGGCTCTACAATCGTTTCGGCAATCTCTGGGCGTGCCTCAAGCAGTTGCTCGTAAACCGAGATTAACTCTTGCTTGCGCTTCTCGCGTTTTTCTTGCTCTTCTTCCCAATGTTTCTTGCGCTTTTTATCGCCTTCGTGGGAATCGCCGATGACGATGATGGGCTGGATGGAGGCGGTGAGGGTGCCGGTTGCTCCGGTCGCTTCCACACCGGCAAGTGCAACCTCTCCTTGAAGGTTAACAACACCTGTTTGACCAGATGCTCCCACACCGGAAAGGGCAACCTCGACCGAATCGGTTTCATCTCCAACGACTCCAACGGCGCTGACACCCGTAAGGCCCGTCTCAAGGCTTGCTCCGACGCTTCCCGTCGCACCCGTTGCAGCGTTGCCCGTGAGCGTGACGCTTTGCTGGGTGCCGAGGCTACCGACGCCGCCTGTTCCGGTGACGCTGGTGACCGGGAGGCTGTCCCATTGCGCGTCATCCCATGTACCTGTATTCCACGGCCCTTTTGCCACGACTCATCACGCAATCCGCAGAAGCGCGGTTGACGCATCGTTGGTCGGCATGGTCAGGATGAAGTTACCCGCCGTTACCGTCTGCGACCCGAAGGTGTAGACCGCTACCGCTTTGTCGGCCTGCGTGCTGTTGTACATCAACACAGCGTCAAACGCCGTGGTCAGGGTCACCCCGGTATAGGTCAGCGAGGCAGAGGGCGTCCAATACGCCGTGGTTCCCGTTGAGGTAGGCGCTGTGGCGTTGGAGACGGTGATGCCGCCTGCGCTATACCCCGCGCCCGAAACCTCCCCAGAGGCGTTATAGGCGGTCGTGGCAGCGTTAACGGTAGCCGTGGCCTCGTAGAGCGCAGCCTTGAAGGTGTCCTTCGCGGTTGAGCCACGGGTGGGCGGGGTGCCGATGGCGTGTACACCGCCGAGGATTTCGACCTTAAACGAGGTACACATTGCCTGCGTGTTAGCCATCAGAATTTCTCCAGTTCGCCAAAGAGGGCCGGGGCTTCCTTCAAATGGACATGGACAGACCGATGCACCAACTCGCCCTCATGCCAATATTCCACCCAACGGGTATGTTCGTGGTCGTTATCGACCTCGCCCTCGCGCTTATCCAGTAGGGCTTCGTCCATCATCCCCTTGGTCGTCGTAATCATTGCAGTCGCGGCTCCAGTTCAAGGGCTTGCTGCACCGCCTCCACGCCCACCGCACGCCCGTCAGGGCCGCGCACGATGCGCTTGGGGGCAGTCAGCGTAGCAAGGGCAGTACGCACGCCCTTCATGTTCTCGTCGTTGGACGATGCCATCTGACCGTAGAGCGCCACGAGGTTCTGCATCGCCTGCCTTACCTCGCCGCCCATGTCCTGCATGACGCGCTCGGTGACGGCTTGCTGCTGCTCCAACGCGGGGATGTCAAGGCCGGGGTTAGCCGAGATACGGGCGACCATGACCTTTGTGGCAGCGTCCAAGTCGGCTTTGTACTTCGCCATCTGCTGCTCTGCGGCGATTTTCTGCTGTGCAAGTTGCGCCTCGAACTGCTGCTTCATCTGCTCTAGTTGCTGGTCATTCTGCGCCTTGAGCGCCTCGACCTGCGCCGATTGCTGCAACTTGGCCTGCTCAATCTGCATGAGCATCTGCGACTTGGCCTGTTCAGCCTGTGCCTCCATCTGCGCCTGTTGCGCGGCGGGGTTCTCACGGGGCTGCGCTGCCATCTGCTTCAACTGCTCCGTCGCAGCGTCAATCGTACCCTCAAGCGGACGCGCCGCCTTAAACGCCTGCACGCCGTATTTGAGCAAGTCCATCATCACCGGGATAAGTTCCGGCGAGGCTTGACCGACCGGCAGCGCCTGCTGCAAGAAACCGCCGAAGGCTTGCAGGAACTGGAGCCTGTCCTGCTTCTCTTGCACCTCATCAATCTGCACGAGGCTGTCAGCGGCGATGTCGATGCGGAAATTACGCAGCGGTTTGTCGCGGATGAGTTGCAACGCCTGCGGGATGAGCGCCTTGTCAGCGTCCGACATCTGTTCTGCGGCAGAGTAGGCGAGGATGGTCTGCGGCTGGTACCGCATACACATCACCTGCGCCTTGAGCCTGATGACCTCGGTTGCAAAGAGCGCCACATCTTCCTGCATCGACCGCAGACGCAGGCCAGCGTACTGACCCTTGATTTGCTGCGCCGTCGCCGTCTCTGAAGCCGCAGATTGACCACGGATGATGTCGCTGATGCCCGTGATTTCGTATATTTGACCCTTGATGTCAGCGCGTGCCTGATAGCATTGGATGAGCGCCTGCGCGATGGTGTCGAGCGGCAGCAGGTCAACGCTGCCCTTCAAGCCGCCCTTCTCGCTAAACGCCGCCCATTTGTCCACCGGGATAAGGGCGTTGTTGTCGCCCTCGGTCATCAGACGCTGCAACGCCGGTTGGCTGGCATCGTACACGCCGCGCACACGCAGCGCCTTGACTAGACCATCAATGCGGTCGGAGAGGATGTCCAACTCCATCGCTTGGTCTTGGTACAGCACGAAGTCGGGGACAGGCACAAGGTTGTCCGAGGTCGTCGTGGCGTAGAGCGGCTTCGGGCAGGGGAAGAACCCCTCAAAGTTGAGCGGGTCGTCACGCACATCGATGAAGTGCGACATACCCTTTGACAACCAGTAGACCTTCAGCGTTTCCTTGTCCCAGAGTTCGCAGATTTTGGCGAGGTTGTACTGACGCTTGCTGTCGCGGTAAGCGTTAAGCGTCTCCGGGCCTTGGTCGGTCGGTATCTGACGCGCCATTTCCTCGCCGAAACGCTCTACAAGCGCCTCACGGGTCATGTAGACCCAGCGCCATACCTGCCCCACCTCTTCCCAAGTGCGGCCCTGTGAGTGTCCAAAGTCCTTCCAATGGACATAATCGACCGGAGCGCGTTCATACTCAATCTCTTCAAGCGGCGGCGGTGCGCCCTCGCCCTGTTCGATGGCAGAGGTGATGGATACGCCATCGTCCTCTACACCAATGGGGGCAACATGAGGCTCGTACCGCACCCATGCCGTGCCTCGACCGCCGAGGAACCTGTCCTCGACATCGTATTTCATGGTTGAGCGGAAATCGGGGTAATGCTCAATCTCAAAGTCGATGGCGCGTTCGACCAGCCGTGCAGCGACACGCCCAACGGGGTCGTTATCGCCGAAGCGTCTGCTTACATCAGCCTTCGGCAGTTTGGCGTAGACGGCAGGGATGAGCGTCTGGACATTGCTCCAAAGGATGTTGAACTTGGCGGTTTCGTTGCCGCCCGAGCCTCTAGTGTCGTCGCGGTAACGCTTGACGAGTTTCTTTACCCGCGCCTGCCACTTGGCAAACTCGTTCTCGTAGGTGCCGATGACCCGCAGGTACTTCTCAAGTTCTCGGATAACGGTCTCGTCCATCTGTTAGTCCTTTTTGTTTCGCGCAGAGATGGCTCTAGCCTTTGCCTTGGCATCTTCCTTGCTCGACGCACCCCACGCACGCAGCGCAAGCGCAAGGCGGGTTGGTTCGCCGTTCTTCTCCATCGGCCCAGCCATGTTGCCCATGCGTGCGAGGAACGATGCGCGGCGAGGATTGTCGCCGCCCTTCACCGGGGGCTTGAGCGTGCCGCCCGTCTCGGCTTTGTAGGAAGCGCGGCCCTTGGCGTTCAAACCGCCCTTCGGGTTCTTGCCCTCGCTACGCTGCCACGCTGCGCTCATCAGTAACCCTTTTTCTCTGGTTTGGCGGTCTTCGCAGACTCGCGGAACGCCTTCGCGGTCGGCGCACCAGCCTCTCCGGGCTTACGCATCCTCTCGCCGCTACCGGCTGCGATGCGCTCCTGCTTCGCTAGAATGTTGGCGTAAAGTCCGGGTTTGCGGTTCATTTGCTGAACAGTCCAACCGCCAGCACGGCAGCGCCTGCACCCGTTGTGACCTTCCACGGGCCGGTAGCCGCGTTGAGGCCAAGGTCGAGGCTATACACGCCAACCGGGGTGTTAGCCGGGATGGCGAGGACAGTCGTGCTGCCGTCGATGATGCTAACCGTGGACGATGCAGCGGTCGAGACAGTCACCACGATGCGATGCAAGTAATCGTTTGCTGCGCCGTTGGTGCCAAGCACCTGTGCGGTCTGCGAAACGGCGACCGTCTCGTAGGGGTATTGATACGGAAGATTTACGCCACTCATATTCGCGCCCTCCTTGAGACGCTACGCTCGTGAACCTGCCACATGTCGTTTAGCGTGACCTCGTTCTGTGGCCCAACAATCAAGGTCTTGCTCTCTAATGGCCTCTGCGCGGACGGTTCAGCCCTCCACGCAACTGCCAGCATACGGAAAGCGTCGGCAGGGTGTGATGTCCAATCGTGTCGGGGTGATGCCCTAAACGCTTTCTTGTCCTCATCATACTCTCGTTGATACTGGCGTAAAGCCTCTATTCCGTCGCCACATTTTACGGAATTGAACCAAGTTCTGGGCAACATTTGGCGAATTGCTTGGATTCCATCCTGCAAGCCGATGTTTGGCACCACGGACAAATGGTTGATGCCGAGGTGGTCAGCCAACTGCTCTACGATGCTGCGCCCCGTTTGAAGCGACTTCGCCCGTGCGTCATGCGGCAGGTAATGCTTGCCGTAGGTGTAACCCTTGTTAACGACTACCTCCGCAATGGCGCGGATGTCTGCACCCGA